GAAATTGTAACAGATATTGTAGGATTTAAAAAACAAATAGGTAGCGAACATTGGATTAAAGGAACTGGAACTAAAGGGAGCCCAGATATTCATGCCATGATCCCAATTGTAATAAATGGTCAGAAATTAGCTCAAACACTAAAGATTGAAGTAAAATTTGCCAAGGATAGGCAAAGTAATTTTCAACATAAGTATGAGAGATTAGTAAATGAAATGGGTGGTATTTATTACATCGCTAGAAATATCGATGATACAATAGAATGGATTGACCAATTATTAATAGATTATAAAATTGAATCTTAGGAAAAAAAATATTTGATTATTAAAACTATTTACTACATTTGCATTGAGCAAAGTTTTTTCATACAAAACGTGTTTATTTATTAGATTAAAAAGGCAAAGAAAGCTAACTAAGGTTGGCTTTTTTTGTGTCTAGTCGTTAACAAAATATTTTAAAAATAAATTTATTAAATAAATTAATTATCAAATAATAGACTATCTTCGCACTATCAATAACAATTAAAAACAAACAAAATGACACTAACAGAAAAAATCAAAAGCAACCCTTACTTAAAAGTAAGTAACTGCACAGACATTGCAGACCTTGAAGCAGCAATGGATGACCTTAGAAAACTTGATGCAGAGTTCGGAGATGACAACAAAACACTCTTAAAACTTTGGGCAAAGTTCTTAGACAAGAAAAAGAAGTTGGAGTCAAAAACCTCTACTTCTAATATGCACCCAATTTTTGAACACTCACTTAAACCATTTGGAATAAGATGAATACTGAAATAAAAGTTAGAAAGCCAAAGCAAGGATTTTGGGGAATACTAAACAAAAATTATAGAACCAAATTAGAACTATGGAAAACTCAATTTCCTAATAATGGCGATAAGATAAAGGTTACTTGGTTTCCTGATAATAGAGGAGAAAAGAACGCCTACATTGGATGGGAAGGTGTGGTTGAAAAAATGAATACAGAAGAAGGAACTTTTTGCCTTAACTCTGGTAATTCGATTTTGATTTGTCACGGAAACTTCGATTACATTAAGTTATGAAAAAGAAAAAAGAAACAAGAGGAGGCTCTCGCATAAACAAAAACAAAAAACAACAAACACAATGACAACTGCAACTTTAAATATCGCAAAAACCTTAACGGTAGTAACTAATAACTTTGCTTATAATGCTAATCTTTCAAATTTAATTGAAGAAGCGAATAAGTTTAATCTTGTTAATTTAAACGGAGTAACTAAAACAGAAAAACTAAATAAGTATTTAGATATAATGCTATCTAATGGCTATGTCATTATAACTGAAAACTGGAATAGAGTAAACACAATTGCTGATGGCGTTAGCGATTTTTCAATTACACTTTCAAAATAAAAACTTTTCATTCAAAATTATCAAGAGGCTTAACCGCCTCTTTTTTTTGTTTCATGAATTATTACTACATTTGCCTCATGAATGATAAAGATACTCCAGGTGGTTGGGGTGGATGCTAAAAAAATAAAATGATAAAAATTAAGCCGTCAAATAGAAACACTAATAAGCATACTGAGAAAGGTATGGAATTGTTAACTACATCAATATCTAAGGTAGGTGCAATTGAATCAATATCAGTAACAGAAGAAGGCACTATCATAAGCGGACACGCTCGAAAAGAAACATTTGATAAATTAGGCATGAAGCCGAAACAAGTCAATATAGCTTCAGATGAATACCCAGTGATTGTTCGTTCTGATATTCACGATAACACCAAAGAATATTTCGAAGCACAAATATTAGCCAACACCACATCAAAGCTAAATATCGACATTGATACTGAATTAATCGAAGAAATTGCAGTGGAGTATGATTTGGATATTGAAGAACTTGGGGTGGAAATATTAGAAGATGAAGAAACGCATTTAGAAGCCGAAGAAGATGACTTTGATGCAACGCCACCAGAAGAGCCAATAACCGTTTTAGGCGACCTTTACGAGATAGGTGAACATCGTTTGCTTTGTGGGGATAGTACGGATAGCGATTCGGTGTCAAGGTTAATGGATGGGAAGAAGGCGGACATTTGCCATACAGACCCACCTTATAACATAAACTATGAAGGGGGAAGTAAAAAAAGAGAAAAGATTGCAAATGATAAACTTGAGGACTTTCCTAAGTTTCTTTATGATGTTTATACTACAATAGCAACTGCTCTTAAAAAAGGCGGTGCTATTTATGTTTGGCACGCTTCATCTGAAACACATAATTTTATACAACAATTTTTAGATGCTGGCTTTCTTTTTAAATCATACATAGTGTGGAATAAAAACAATTCAACATTTGGGCGTTCTGATTATCATTGGAAGCACGAACCTTGTATTTATGGTTGGTTAGATGGAGCATCTCATAAATGGTATGGAGATAGAAAGCAAACTACTATTTGGGATATTGACAGACCAAGTAGATCTGAAGAACATCCCACAATGAAGCCAATAGCTTTATGCAGTAAACCATTAGAAAACTCATCAAAGCAAGGTGATATTGTACTTGATGTATTTCTCGGAAGCGGTTCAACAATGGTAGCATCACACCAACTCAAACGCAAATGTTACGGTATGGAATTAGACCCGAAATACTGCGATGTAATTGTAAAACGAATGGTTAAACTTGACCCTACATTGATAGTTAAACGTAACGGAGTAGTAACTAAAGACTTTAACAATGCAGAGTAAAAAACATTCTATTATAGAAAGTATTGTAAATGTAATTGCAGGATTAATAATTAGCTTTTTGATACAATTATGGATATACCCACTATTGAAAATTAAAGTATCTATTAATCAAAATATATTTATAACTTTTGTTTTCTTTTTAACTTCATTTTTAAGAGGTTATATAGTTAGAAGAATTTTTAATAAATTATGAAAGAAAACAAACAGACGTACATAGATTTTATAATAGACTGCTTTAATAAAGGAGTAGTTGAAAGGATTGATGTCATGGCAATGTTTGGCAAAAAATGGCAAAAGCCAACAAGAACATTTGACAGATACTTTAAAAGCGCAAAAGAAACGTTTTTAATTACCCAAAATTCGATTAAACAAGCTAAAGAGGTACAAACTATCACAAATGAAATAGACAAGCTAAAAACGCTTAATTTGACCAAAATAGACAGGATGAAGATAGCCGAAGGTATTGCAATGGGTAAGGCTAAGCGAATCGAAGGTCAGATAATAGTACCAAGCCATTCAGACCAACTTAAAGCACTTGACTACCTTGCTAAAATAGAGGGCGACTATGCACCGACAAAACAAGCTAACACAAACGCTAAAGGTGATGACAAAGAAGAAATAATAATCTACACAGATAATCAAGTTGATAAAATAATAGAGGTTCTTAAAAAGAAATAATGCGCTATGAGCCTTTCTCAATATTACTGAAAGCACCAGAAGAAATAAGACAAACCTTATTTGCAAGCGGTGTTTATGGGGTTAACGATTGCTTTCTACCATTATATGACAATGATAACAGATTTGTTGATATGTGGGGCGGACGTGCCGCGGGTAGAAGCCACACAGCAACAGATTACATAGATTATATTTTAGAAAATGAGAAATATTGTAGAGTTGCAATAGTTAGGCTTAATCATTCGTCTATTCGTGATTCGCTTTGGCGCGATTTTAAAGACAGAATAGAAAGTAAGAATAGGAATCATTTGTATGATATTAGCGACTATTCAATGAGAGCTGAATATAAAAAAACAGGGAATTTAGTAGTAGCAAAAGGAGTTAAAGCGGACAGCTCACAAACGGCAAAAATGAAATCTTTAGCGGGGTTTACTCATGTGATAATTGAAGAAGCCGACGAAATACCTAAAGAGGACTTTAGAAAGTTGAAATTATCAATCAGAAAGAAAGGAGTTAATACTAAAATTATAAGGTTATTCAATCCACCATCACGAAGCCATCATATTTGGGATGATTACAATTTAAACCCAGTATCAGAATATGATGGATACTATACAGCCAAACCAAAAAAAGAAAGTAATATCTTGTCAATATTTGGCACATACCTTGATAACATTCATAACTTGGATCATGCGTTTATTTCTGATTTAATGAAAGATAAAGACAATGCGAGCGGTTTAGATAATTGGCTTCGTGATGGCAAAGGATATATAAGCTCAGGCATCAAAGGGCAAATATTCACAGGTTGGAATCGAATAACTTTAGAAGAATATAATCGAATCGAGTATAACAAGTATTACTACATCGATTGGGGAGGAACAGACCCATGCGCGATAGGTGAAGTTAAGGCGCACAATAACCAATTAATCATTAAGCCGCTACATTACGAGCCTAAGAGATTCAATGACGTGATGATATGGCTATGCGAGCAAGGATTCACTTCAAAAGAAACTATTATTGTCGATAGCGCAATCGGTGAGTATATGATTAGCAAGATGCGCAATGGATTCAATGAATCAGACTTTGATTTATACACACTAGAAAAGTATCCACAACTAAGGCGTGGATTTACCGCTATGGGAGTTGTGAAAAAAGGTTTGAACGGCAAAGGTTTCATCGAAACACGCATCGAAATAATGAAAGGTTATAACGTATCAGTTGTTGAGGGTACGGAGGGCGACCACCTTTGGAATGAGTACACGCAATACGTTTGGATGTTGGATAAAGACGGCAAGCCAACAGGGCAGCCAATAGACAAAAACAATCACCATATAGACGGCAGCAGCTATGTAGCTTATGCGTTAAAAACTTAAAATTGTTTATTCGTTTATAATTAATTTATTTAGCTATCTTTGCAGTAAATAAATTATATGAGTACAGAAATCAAACGAAAAGCCAATAACCCGAACGGACAACCGAAGAAATATCTTG